AAGTTGTAGTTGTAATATATTATTAATTTAAGGGGTCATTTTTATCATTTTTTATTTTAAAAAAAATAAAAATGATTGCAAGATTTTTAAAATTTTCATATGAAATTTCAGAAAAAATGCCTAAAAATATCCCAATTACTTATGAAGATTATGAAGATGTCCTTGATATTGATGAAGAAACATTCTATGAATTGATAAAAGAAGCAAAAGATACACATACTTCTGAAAATAAATTTGCAATTAGAAATCACGTAAAATTTCCTTTCATATTTTCGTGTGGTAATACCGACATCCGTACAATTAATGGATTCAAAAGTCAAAAAGATGAAAATAATAGATTATGTAAAGCTTGTAATCAATTAAAAATAAAAAATCAAGGAATAACAACTATGGAAACAGAAGAAAAAACAGAAGATTACTTAAAAGAAATAATTGATAATAATATTATAGAAATTGTATTCTGCCCTGAAGGTTGTTCTGTTGATTTAAGATTTAAACCTATTGATATTCAAGAAGATTTATGGTTTCCTGTTCAACTAAAATCAAGCGATAATACTACAAATACTTGTTTTCATTTAAAAGGAAAATATGACACTCAATATAAAGAGCAATTGCTATTATGTCATCACTTGAATAAAAACAACATATTCATATTTAAACCTTTCAGTGAGAATATGCCTGAAAAATCTATAACTATTAGTTATGAAACAGGAAAAAGTAAATATCTAAAATTTATCATAAAAAATCACAATGATTTAACAAATATTCTATTAGATTATTATCACAATGCTAAATATAATGATTTGTTAAAATCAGGAGAAACTTTTGATGATATGGTTAATGAAAAACAAAAATTAGAACGTGAGTATGAAAAAATAAGATTAAATACAATTAGATTTATGAGTTTTGTAAGATATAGAAATCGTCCTCATGACTTTAAAGTGAATGATATAGTCAAAGTTCAAGAGAAAACAAGAAATATAATAACGGGACGAGTTAACTCATATAGGTTTCATTTGACTCATAGTAATGGTTCAGTAAATGGACAGAAGAAATATAAACCTTATGATATTGGAGACAACGAATTTTATTGGTTAAATCTTGCTGGAACAAAAATATTTTATGTTATTCCAGAAGAATATCTTAAAAAAGGAGAAAAAATAATAGATGAAATATCTCTCAACACAAATGAAATATCATCGTTATCGTCTTACAAATTCCGCTTTTCATATGACACAATCAATCAACCAGAAGAGAGAGCTCGTTTGCTTAAAATGTTTGAAGATAAAGAACTTGAGATGCTATTGAGTCTTGAAATGAATAATATTGAGATTGGTGTTGAAGAATCAAAAGATGAAAATTAAAAAAGCTCATATGAGCAGGTTGTCCAATAATGGACTAAATCCGTCTAGCTAGACTTGCACTAGCGACCTTTCGATATATGCTTAACCATTACAGTCGAACGTTCTTCTAACTGAACTATAGACGGCTATGTTCCTTAATAGGTACGACGAAAGTGTGATTTGAACACACGCGTGCATTGCACAATTGATTTCAAGTCAATCGCCTTGAGGCGGCCACTATATAATAAGTAGCAAGCCATAACCACTCGGCCATTTCGTCCTATTTTCCCTTTATTTTATTTGCTGGGAAAAGCAACAACGCCTCCGCGAGGAATCGAACCTCGATGCTTCGGTTAACAGCCGAAAATCTTAACCGTTAGATGACAGAAGCCGGTTACCCTATTTTTACTTGCTGGGAAAACAAGGTATACTTCTTGAGCGATTTGAACGCCCGACCCTTCGTTAATAAGACGAATGCTCTAACCAAACTGAGCTAAAGAAGCAGGTTGTCTTTTTTTATGGGAAGACCACCCTATGCATTGTAACAGATTTGAACTGTTGAACCCGAAGGACAGGGGCTTAAGACCTGCTGCTTTGACCTGACTTGCATAACAATGCCTGTTTGATAATTTAAAACAAATATTTTAAATTATCAAAATATTTTTAAATTTAATTTTTAAACGCATCAAATCACAATTCTTGAATTACTTAATGGCTTATCCTCAATAGTATTAGCACTTTTTTTCTCTTTAATTCTTTCTCTGGCTTTGCGGACCATTATTACCCAACAGTCTTTACAATAGCCATTATCCTTAAAGAAGAATATACTAATTTTCTCTATATCACAAGAACAATGCCCACAAAGTAATGTCATTTAACACATTTTTACATTTTTAAAGTTATTTGTTTTAAGTTCAGATTTGTTATCATTTTTATTTTTTCTTTATATAACAATTTTTGAATTAGATAAATATATACGAGGATGTTTTAATTCCCCTGATAAAATCCATTCAATATTTTCATTTTCCTCACAATTTGCTAATTTATTAAATTTTTCAATATTAGCATAAATAAATGATACTTCTAAATAAGTTAAATGCATATCCCAATCAATACACCATTCTATTGTTTTCAAATTAAATATGTCAGCATAATTAAACAATTGCAAATTTGATTTATCTGTATTTGCATGATTACCATCAATATAGTGAAAGAACCATCCTTGTTTATTATGAAGTCGCCATATATCACAAATATATTTGTATATTTTTAATGCTTCTTCCTGTGTATTACAAAAATTTATTCTCTCCATATTATTATTCTTGGTGTTTATAGTTAATATATTATTACGATGTTCCATCTCCTTAATATATTTAACACACATATGTAATACTGACGCATTAGATTTCATATCATTTGCTTTACAATATCCAAAAGTTACAAGATGATTTGCAATATCATCTATTAACAAATTAATCTCTTGATTACGATTTTGTTCTCTTTGATTAACAATGTTACGAATATTATTTAACATATTTTTGATATATAAACTTATATTTAAAATCAAAAATTTTTTATCATTTTTATTTTTTTTCTAAAAATTTTTTTCTGAAAATTTTTTTTCTGAAAATTTTTTTGATATATAAAAACAAATATTATATAAGATATTAATTTATAATATGAAGAAATTTATAGCATATTTGATTATTTATACTGTAAAATCGTTACAAATTCCTTCCACAGTAATAGATAATGTTTTTAGAAAAAGTACTCCAAATGAAATAATCGACACATTCAAAACTCTTAAATCATATTCACAACAAAAAGCCGATTCTAATAAACTTTACATTTCAGACCAACAAATGTTCGTTAATTTCGCAAGAAACTTAGATAAAGGAATATCATACACAAAAGCTATGCATAACAAAACAATGTATTTAGCTTGGACACCACTATCGCCTTTTGACAAAAAAATTGACATATTTGACCAAAAAAATATTATTAGAAGAAACGATTGTGAAGGAATTGATTACAAACTGATACCATTATATTTTGTCTTTATTACAAATGAGAAAAATCAAATATACATAGATAGAATATATCAAAATCCTGCAATTGAATTAAATATTGACATTCAAATTTTAAAAAAGCATATAGAACAACTGTCCGAAATTTCAGGTATTGAAATTAACTACGATAAGTTAAAATATTTTGATAATGGTCGGTTTTTCTATGAATTTTCAAAAAATCGACCATAAAAAAAATATCATATAGTTTATTAAACAAATAAAATGATGAATGATGGAAGGAAAATAGACAGATATATGGAAGATCCAATAGATAATATTTTGATAGACATATCATATCAAGTTGGAAAAGTAATAAAACATATTCCATATATGTCACCAAATGTGATAACATCATTGTCTCTTATCTTTTCCTTATATGCTATATACAAAATATTCAATGGATTTTACGTGATTGGAGGAATCCTTCTTTTCTTTGGATACTTTTTAGATTGTTTAGACGGTAATTTTGCGAGATCAAACAATATGGTGACAGACTTTGGAGACTATTATGACCATATATCAGACATAACGAAGTATATTTTTCTAATTTCTGTAATACTTATGTTGAAAATTAAGGTGAAGACGAAAGCTTTGTTCTTATTTTCTATATTAATTTTTTGTATTTTATCGTTTATTCAGATAGATTGTCAAGAAAAAAATTCGAAAGCATCAAAATCTAATACTTTAAATTTTTTTGTTGGTGGAATGTGTCCACACAAAAATTATATATACAAATCTAGATATTTTGGAACAGGAATGGCCAGTTTATTAAAATGCTTGTTCATTATGAACATAGAATTTATCAACAAAATACTTTAGATTTCAAAATTCTAATAACAGAATATATGATAAATATAAAAACGATTATATTTAATAAACGCAAATATAGGTTTAAATTATCATATTTTGTATGGATTCTTTCTTCTTTATCAAGTCCAAAAAAATAAACTATTGTTGTAATAAAACCTATATATACTTTAACTATAAAGATAGGAACATAATATAGGTCCTTCCCCCAATTGCTTCTGTTTTCTGTTTCTGAAAAGATTTGAGCATAAACATTTTTATGATATCCGTAACATTCACTTGGGTAACAAGTTAGTACATCAATATCATGTGATTTTTCTGAACAATTTTCGAATTTCTTTTTCAAATTCTCTCTACCATTTTTCGAATATATCATAGCATGTGATCCCATCTTGGCAAATAACTTCCTATGTGTTAGTGATAAAGGATTTACAATATATTGAATTGAACCAAGAGAATACACATCAGGTTCCTTCTTTTTTAAGAAATCGGTCACATTATCAATATCTTTATCTGATATATCATTATTAAAAATAAAATCATCTTCTAATATTAAGATATTACCTTTTTCTTTAGAAATATCAAAAATATGCATCACTGCATGTGTTAGATCCTTATAACTTATGTCGACTTCACCACAATTATAACTTTTAGCACATTTTTTGTAACCTTTGTTAAAAACAATTATCACTTTAGATGTAGGCTGATGTTTCTTTAACTCATTTCGTATGTGTTCGTGTCTTTCTATTGACTCTTCCATTGTAATGATATAAGTAACATCTATGGATTCATCAAATACTCCTTGCTTATAATTCAATTTTTCATAAGTATAACAATCACTCATTAAATATAGAAATATAATTTTAAAAAAACCACCTTATCCAAATATATGTTATTCTATTATTAATTATCAATAAATGCATATTCAGTTGGATATTTTTCATATGGTTTTTTCTCTTTTTCAGGAAACAATTCATTTTGTTTCTCTGGAAACTTTTTTATTAGTTCTTTAGTTTTAAGAACTTTGTTCCAAAAATTTTTAATCGAATTTTTAATACATTGGAACCAATCTTTGTCACGATGAATTGTTTTTAGCGAATATTTTTTAAGATACCAATACTTAATTGTAATTGACAAAACATCATTATCATTAATTAAAGCATCTAACTTATAATCAGACCAAATCTCATAGTACTCCTTTGTATTTGTAATTGCAGAATACTCATTATGAATTCTAGGGTAATCAGATCTTTTTGTATATTCAATTAAAATTCCATAAAATTGTTTTTTATTACAAATTTTTTTATAGAAAACAGTTTTCGAAACAGTTTCATCGATTTTACACTCAAAGAAATCACAATAATCAAGATCACATACTTCTAGTTGAACTTGACATTGAACCCAATATTTGTATAATGGGATCCCAGTTAACATTCTCGAATAAAGACATTTAATCTCAAGCATTCTTCCAGCAAGTTTTGGGTCTTTTGACTCAATTACAATTCCATCTGGACTTGCTCCTAAATGTGTAATAGTTTTATGAGGAATACAACCGTATTCTCCTACCTTTGTATTAGTAAGTTCTTCATATATTTTTTGAGCAATTATCTCAAATTGAATACCATGCTTACACGCTTTGATTGAATTGAAAATATTATAATTAAGAGAAGGAATTACTTTATCTTTCAAATAATTTTTATAATCACTTTTTGTGCCTAAAATGTTTGACACAGCAGAAGCAGTAACACGATTGTGTCGATAATCAAACCATTCTTTTGTTCTTTGCTCTGGCTGTTCCACATCATTCAAATACTCCATTTTGGATTTTAAATCATTTACCTCTTCAATATTGTCATTAGAAATAATACTATTGATAATATGTTTAATATCTTTCCGACAATTCAAAGGTGTTTTTGAATACTTTTTAAAATTTTGAAAAAGTACTTCGTCATCATCTTCAGAAGAATCGGTAACTATATTTGAAACATTCATCTTGTTATCGTTAAATAACATCAAAATCATTAATTAATTATTTAAGGTCGTTTTTCTGTCATTTTTAATTTGTAAAGTTTTTTTGTT